GGAAATACCTTCCGGAAGAGACCTTTTCTATTATAGAGGAAATGCCTACTGATCCACTGGATGTTTTATGGGACCAGATACAGATTGCCTATGCTGCCATTATCCGGGCGCAGCAGATCATGTATGTGTCAGACAGGCAGGATAAAACTACTACAAAGGTTGCAGAGCAGAATGGAAATGTTATAGGAGAAAAGTGGGAGGTCCAGCAGGCGTGGGATAAGCAGGCCAATTTCCTAAAATCACAGGCACGCGCGCAAAGTGAACTTAGGAGCATGATTAAACAGTATGATGAGCTGCTTCATAAGAACTGGGATCTTGCAACCAGAGAACAGAGGTCAAGAATCAATATCCTGAAAGCCAGGACAAAGCTTCTGCGTGCAAAAGCGGATGCAGATAACAATGTGGCCATAGCAGATGATGGATTCCTGGATGCATTAAACGGAAGTGCTTCGGAGGACTGGGCGGATGAAGATACAGCAGATATTTAAATTCAAGCCATTTTCCAGAAAGCAGAGAAAAGTGCTCAACTGGTGGTGCCCTGATTCTCCGGTAAAGGATTATGACGGGATTATAGCAGACGGGGCAATCAGATCAGGCAAGACCATAAGCATGTCATTATCCTTTGTCATGTGGGCTATGTCCAGTTTTAGCGGACAGAATTTCGGTATGTGCGGCAAAACAATCGGCTCATTCAGAAGAAATGTGCTTTTCTGGCTCAAGCTGATGCTGAAAAGCAGAGGATATGGAGTCACCGACCATAGAGCTGATAACCTGGTAGTAGTGACCAGGAATGGAGTGGAAAACTTTTTCTACATTTTCGGAGGAAAGGATGAACGCTCACAGGATCTGATTCAGGGTATTACCCTTGCCGGTATCTTTTTTGATGAAGTTGCGCTTATGCCGGAAAGCTTTGTGAATCAGGCCACTGGGCGCTGTTCCGTGGATGGTTCAAAATACTGGTTCAACTGCAATCCGGACGGGCCTTACCATTGGTTTAAGGTAAATTGGATTGACCTGTCTATCGGCTATCTGGGAAAAAAGAAAGCCGAAAAGATAAGAAAAGAAGCTGCCAGAGACGGGAAGGATATCAAATTAAGAAAACTGTTGTATGTCCATTTTACAATGGATGATAACTTAAGCCTTTCCGAAAAGATCAAGGAAAGGTACCGCAGCAATTATAAAGGGGTATTCTTTAAGCGCTATATCATGGGGCTGTGGGCATTATCTATGACATGTTTGATCTGGACAAGCATACGGTGGACACAGAAAAGCTGGCAGCCGATTATGAAGAAAAGACGGGAGAAAGCTTCTGGACAGGGGAAAGTTATGTAAGCTGTGACTATGGTACCCAGAACCCTACCGCATTCCTGCTCTGGAACAAAGCCAGGAATAAGAAATGGTACTGCAGGCGTGAGTATTATTATTCGGGAAGGGAAAAAGGCAGGCAGAAAACAGACGCAGAGTTTTCGAAGGACCTTACAAAGTGGCTTGACGGAATCAAGATCCGCTTCGTGGTGCTTGATCCGGCAGCAGCCAGCTTTAAGGCCCAGCTTGAAAAGGATGGCTATAAAGTAAAAAAGGCAAAAAATGATGTATTGGATGGAATCCGGTTCGTGGCAACGTTTCTGAATCAGGGATTACTTTTAATAGATAAATCCTGTGATAATACCATTAAAGAGTTTGCCTCTTATATATGGGATGCCAAGGCAGGAGAGCGGGGAGAAGATAAACCGGTAAAAGAGCATGACCACTGCTTAGATGCCCTGCGCTATCAGGCCTATACCATTATACGCAGGCCTTCTGGTCTTACAATATTGAAATAAGGAGTTAAAGTATGGATATAGAAGTAGTTAAAAAATTAATCAAAAAACATACAATCGGGCATTCGGAATTTGTACGCAGCGCGGATGAAGCAGAGCGGTATTATAAAAATGAAACGGACGTGCTCCGCGCTCCTTCCCGGGAGGAAAAGCAGAAAAAGGAAAATGAGGGAAAAACGCCCCTGCGCAATGCAGACAACAGGATACCCTTTAATTTTCATGGCCTGCTGGTCAACCAGAAAGCAGCGTACATGTTTACAGCGCCGCCGGTATTTGATCTCGGCGGGGATGAGGCAAACAACATGCTGCGGAAATTTCTTGGCGATAAATATTCCAAAGTATGCAAGGACCTTTGTGTGGAGGCATCCAATGCCGCAGTAGGCTGGATACATGTGTGGAAAAGAGAGGATGGCAGCTATAACTATGCTGTAGTGCCTTCCGGCCAGATTATACCCATATGGGATAAAAGTCTGGAAAAGAAGCTTCTGGCAGTGTTCAGGAAGTATCCTGACATAGAGGAAGAAAGCGGCGACAGTTATGAAGTTTATGAATACTGGACGGATACGGAATGCTGGTCATACCGGCTGAAAGCAGGGGACGTGGTTGATAAACTGCTTTCCTACTGGATGTTCCTTGCAGATCCACAGACAAGTGAAATGACTGATCATTACAGCCATGAAATAGGCGAAGTGCCATTCTTTTCCTTCTCCAACAACAATATTGGCACAAATGATCTGAAAAACATTAAACCGCTGATAGACGTATACTGCAAGGTGTTTTCCGGATTTGTCAATGATCTGGAGGATATTCAGGAGATCATCTTTGTACTTACCAATTACGGAGGCGAGAATTTAAATGAGTTTTTAGACGATTTGAAATACTATAAGGCAATCAAAGTGGACAATGATGGCGACGGGGATAAGTCAGGAGTATCTACCCTTACGATTGAAATTCCGGTGGAAGCGAGGGAAAAACTGCTGGCAGTCACCAGAAAATGCATATTTGAGCAGGGACAGGGAATAGATCCTGATCCACAGAACTTTGGAAACAGCTCAGGGGTTGCCCTGAGTTTTCTTTATTCCCTTTTAGAGCTGAAAGCAGGATTACAGGAGACAGAGTTCCGCCCCAGCTTTGGCAGGTTTATCCGCTGTGTGTGCCGGCTTTTAAACATTTCAATCAAAGACGACACCATCACCCAGACATGGACAAGGACCTCTGTCAGAAACGATCAGGAGCTTGCAGCAATTGCACAAATCAGCAAGGGAAATATTTCTGACGAAACCATTATGAAAAATCATCCCTGGGTGGAAAATCTGGAGCTTGAAAAGCAGAGGATGAAGGAGCAGGAAGAGGCGGAAGCTAAAAAGGGCGAAAGCTATGGGGATGCGTTTAAAGAGAAAGCTGGTGAAAATATAGATGGCCAGGAGTGATGAATACTGGAAAGCCAGAATGATGGAGCTGGAAGAGGAACAGTATCAAAAAAGTGTAGAGTACTTTGAGGATATCAGGGAACAGTTTAAAATAGCTCAGCTCAGCATTCAGGCAGATATAGAAAAATGGTATTACCGGCTGGCAGATAATAACGGGATCAGCTATGCCGCCGCTAAAAAACTTCTGAAAAAGGGGGAGCTGGAAGAGTTTAAATGGACGCTTGAACAGTACATACAGAAGGGAAGGGAGAATGCAGTTTCCGAAGAATGGATGAAGGAGCTTGAAAATGCTTCGGCAAGATATCATATCAATTATCTGGAAGCATTGAAGCTGCAGGTCCAGCAGCATGCAGAAATCCTTTATGCAGAGTATGAAAGCAGGACAGCGGAGTTTCTTGGAAAGGTATTTAAGGAACAGTTTTACCGGACTGCTTATGAGATTGCAAAGGGTACCGGTGTGGGAACAAACCTTGCAGTTATTGATACAAGAAGGATTGATGCGGTATTGAAACGCCCCTGGGCGCAGGATGGCAAAGTATTTTCTGACCGGATATGGCAGAACAAAGAAAGACTGGTAAGGGAGCTTCATACGGAGCTTGTGCAGAACATCATCAGGGGAGAATCACCCAGGAAGGCAATTGACAATCTGGCTAAGAAAATGAATGTCAGCAAAGCACAGGCAGGGACGCTGATCATGACGGAGGAATCCGCCATAGCATCTGAGGCCAGCAGGAAATGTTTTGAAGAACTGGATGTAGAAAAGTATAAGGTTATAGCGACTCTTGATGGAAAAACCTGTGACATATGTGGCAGCATGGATGGTAAAGTGTTTAGAATGTCAGAATATGAGGCAGGGATTACTGCACATCCATTTCATCCCAACTGCAGGTGCTGCACTGCACCATATTTTGATAATTGGTACGGGCTTGACAGAAAAAGAGCGGCGAGTGATCCGGTTACAGGAAAAGAATATAAAGTGCCTGCAGATATGACTTATCAGGAATGGATGGACAAATATGTAAAAAATGATATACTTAATTCAGCAGATACGAAAGAGGTAATTCAGGTGCACCCAATAGGAAAGCTGGATAGAGATATTTATAAGTGCATAACGGATGATATAGTAACGGATGAAGTGATTATTACGGATGAAAGAATTGATCATATAATTCAAAGAAGAGGAAAGGACTTTTATGATAAATATGATAAATACTTTGCAGATATAATAGAAAATCCTGATTATATTTTTAAAGATAGAAAAAATACTGCATTGGTATGCAAAGAGTTTATAGAAGATAATAAGTATGTGAATATTGTATTACGTATAGCAGTATCGGAGGACAATCCTAACTATAAAAATTCAATCATAACTGCTGTGGGAGAAAGTGAAAAGCGTTTTCGCCAGAGACTTAGAAATAATGAACCCCTTTACAAGAAAGAGTAAATAAACTATAATAAGCATATAATATAAAGGCTTTACCCAGATAATTATTTGAGGTGGTAAATTTCGTAGCGACCACACGCCGCTGGTACTGACAGGGGAAACCCGAGAGATGCAGGAGGATGCTACGCCTGCCAAATAATTATCTGGTTCAGCAAATAGATAAAGAGTAAACACCGTCTTTAATTTGAGGGTGTTTTTTGTTTGCAAAAAGTTGCACCGGTGCAACATCCATAAAGTTATGATAATCAGAACGCTTGGCAGCAGGCGTTCTTTTTATATGCCCGAAAAGGCGTAAAACTACCATTACTTTGCCGGAAGAATAAACCGGACAACCCATTACCCAGAGAGCGGGAATAATAATCTATGGAGGAAAAGAAAGATGGAATGGTTAAAAGCAATTTTAGAAAAGGCAGCCATTACAGATGGAAAGCTGGATGTGGAGGCGGTAATGAAGCAGGCTGCTGCAGAGTTTCCCAAACATGCTGTGCCCAAAAAAGATTTCAATGATAAGGTGGGAGAGCTTAAGAAGGCCAATGACACCATTGAAGATCTGAAAAAGGAAAACAGCGGCAATGAGAAGCTTCAGGACAAAATCAAGGAATATGAGCTTGAAAATGAAAAGCTTCAGAAGGCGGCAGCAGACACAGCAAAGACGTATGCCTTGAAAGAAAAGCTTACAAAGGCAGGGGTGCTTGACTCAGATTACCTGATCTATAAGCATGGTGGACTGGAAAAGTTCAACTTTGACAAGGAAAACCAGCCAATTGGCGTGGAGGATGTATTAAAGGCCTACAAGGAAGATAAGAGCATGGCCCACCTGTTTAAGCCGGAAGGAGGCTATACGCCGGCAGCAGGAGGAAATCCGCCAGCGTCCAACCCATTTGCAAAAGAAACTTTTAACATGACGGAGCAGGGCAGACTGCTCAGAGACAATCCGGAGCAGGCAAGAGCATTGGCAGCCGCAGCCGGAGTAAAAATTTAAAGGAGGAAATGAACTATGGCAATCACAAAAATTTCAGATGTAATCGTACCTGAGCTGTTTAATCCTTATGTTGTTAACAGGACAATGGAGTTATCCGCTTTTTTTCAGAGCGGTATCGTGGTAAACAGTCCGGAATTTGACCGGCTGGCCAGTGAAGCGGCCAGAACCCACAACATGCCCTTTTTTGAGGACCTGCAGGGAGAATCGGAAGCAACCCTTGAGGATGAAAAGATGACTCCGGCTAAAATTGGTTCAAACAAGGATGTTTCAACTACCATTCTGCGCCAGAAAATGTGGGGAGCAAGCAACCTTTCGGCAGCGCTTGCCGGAGCAGATCCGGCGAAGGCGATCGGTGATCTTGTGGCTTCTTACTGGGCAAGGGATATGCAGAAGGAACTGATCGCCATTCTTTCAGGCGTATTTGGAAGCTATACGCCGGAGGGCGGTACAGAGAAAACACCCATGTCAGACCATATTCTGGATCTTACCAAACAGACCAGCGCGGCGGCAAAGCTTATCAGTGCGGAAGCCATGATTGATGGCTGCCAGCTTTTAGGGGATGCGCAGGGGCAGTTATCAGGAGTGGTAATGCATTCAGCTACAAAATCCTACCTGAAAAAGAAAGAACTGATTGACAGCAGAAGAAATTCTGAAAATGTGGAGTTCGAGTATTATCAGGGGCGCAGGGTAACTGTAGATGATGGATGTCCTGTCACGAAAGATGGCGTCTATTCTACTTATTTGTTTGGAAGCGGCGCCATTGCATACGGAAACGGAAGCCCGGTAGGACATGTTGCCACTGAAACGGACAGGGATAAGCAGACAGGCGGCGGTATTGACTATCTGATCAACCGGAAAGCCTTTATTCTTCATCCCAGAGGAATTGCCTACACAGGAGCAGTCAGGGAAAATGTAGAGACACCGCTGCGGTCAGAACTGGCAATGGCGCAGAACTGGAACCCTGTTTATGAGTCCAAACAGCTCCGCATTGTTGAGATCAGGCATAAGATTGGGTAGCATTATGGAGATTACAAGGATTAAGGAACTTCTGGGAGTGCCGGCAGAAAACACTTCTCAGGACGTTTCCCTTACATTTATTGCGGACATTGTGAAAGAGACGGTGCTTAATTACTGCAATCTGGATGCTCTTCCGGATGGATTGAAAAATACATGCCTCCGGATGGCGGTTGATTTATACCGGTATGAAAAGCCGACTGAATCCGGCGTTCCTTTAAGAGTGGCTTCCATTACAGAAGGAGATACCGCTACCAGTTTCAGCGTGCTTAATGATGCTTTAAAAGGAACTATTTTAAAGGACTACAAAGGCCAGCTGAACCGTTACAGGAGGATGCGCCATGATTGATAAGACAGAGCTTTTAAATGCAAGAAAAATGCACAGGCAGATGGTTGAAGAGCTGTATGAGGGCACCTGCAATATTTATGAGAAAACAAATGTTACAGATCCGGTTACGAAAATCACAGGCCAGAAGGAGAAGATGGTTTATGAGGGCGCCGCCTGTAAACTGTCCTATACCAGAATAACGCCTTCCTACAAGCAGGCGGAGGGTGCAAAGAAGGAGCAGCTGGTAAAGCTGTTCCTTGCACCGGAAATGCTGGTCAGGCCCGGCTCAAAGATTGTGGTAACACAAAATAATGTAACAGAAACCTATAAGATGAGCTCACTGGCGGCGGTATATACAAGCCATCAGGAAATAGCTCTTGAAGTATGGAAAGGGTGGAACTGACAGGATGGGAGGAAACTTTAATTTTAGGGAAATGGAGCGTCTTGCCAAAGATCTGGAAAAACTTGCCCAGAATAAAGATGAGTTGTTTCAGAGTGCAGCAAAAGAACTGGCAGCGAGACTGCTTACGCTTTTAGTTGAAAGGACGCTGCCCGGTAAGTATCCGGCAGGCAGCGGCATAGTAGGAGGAACCCTTAGAAGAGGATGGGCTTCCAAAACGCATAAGGAAGCTTTCAGCAAAAGAAAGAATAAGCCGGGAGCGAAGACGATCCAGAATTTTTTAAAGACCATACAGGTCAGCAGTGACGGGAATACTTATACCATAGAAGTAATTAATCCGGTGGAATATGCCGGTTATGTGGAGAGTGGTCACAGAACTGTGAATCATAGAAACTGGGTAGAAGGTAAATTTATAATGAGAGGAGCAGTGGAGGATCTGCAGAAGATTGCGCCGCAGGTACTTGAGGATAAGATAGAACGGTTTTTAAGGGAGTGCATGAATGATTAATCAGATTGTAGAGGCAGTCAGTCTTGCCCTGAACAGCGAGTTTGGTGATGGTTACAAGATTTATACGGAAGAGGCAGAGCAGGAAATGGAAAATCCCTGCTTTTTTGTTATCAGCAGTGCTCCGAAAAAGCGTATTTTCAGGGGAAGAAAATACCTCCGGACCAATACCTTCTGCATCCAGTATATCCCGGCTGCAGAGGATATTCAGACTGAATGCAACCGTGTCATAGAGCACTTGTTTTCATGCCTGGAATATATCCGTATGGATGCTGCTTTAATCAGAGGAAAGAAGATGGAGCCGGAGGTAAAAGACGGTGTGCTGTACTTTTTCGTGAATTATGATTTCTTCGTTTATGAGAAGAAAGAAACGGAAAAAATGGGTGAGGTTTTAACAAAAGTAGGAGTGAAAGGACAGGTGGAGGATGGCAGCAAAGAAAAAGAATGAAGTGCATGAGGCAGAAAAGGAGCAGACATTTACGCTGGACCAGCTTCTTGCATCAAAAAGATTCAGTAACAGGAGAGACCTGCTGAAAGCGGTTCTTTCCAAAGACAAAAGATATTCTATCAGTGAAGCTGAAAAGAATATAGAAAATTTTTTGAAAGGAAAGGTGAAATGATATGGCATTAGGAGGAGGCACGTTCAGCGTGCAGAACAAAGTAATTCCCGGGGCCTACATTAACTTTGTTTCAGCGGCTTCGGCAGATGTTTCCCTGTCAGGGAGAGGGATTGCCACCATGCCCCTTGTGCTGGACTGGGGAGCAGAGGGAAAAGTAATTGAAGTGACTGGCGACGATTTTAAAAACAGAAGCCAGAAGATTTTCGGCTACCATTATACGCATCCTAAGATGAAAGGGCTGCGGGATTTGTTCCGTAATGTGGAGCTGTTGTATGCATACCGCTTAAATGGCGACGGGGAGAAAGCTTCAAATGCATTTGCCACAGCATTATACAGCGGCGTCAGAGGAAATGATTTAAAGATAATCATTCAGAAAAATGTAGATGATGATACAATGTTTGACGTAAAAACCATGCTGGATACAGCGCTGGTGGATGAACAGACTGTAAAAACAGCAGCAGACCTTAAGGAAAACGGATTTGTGGAATTTAAGAAGGATGCAGAGCTTGCGGTAACAGCGGCAACGCCTCTTTCCGGAGGAACCAATCAGGAAACAGACGGTGCAGCACATCAGGCGTATTTAGATAAAATGGAAGGCTACAGCTTCAATGCAATGGGTGTTGAGACAACGGACGATACCGTTAAGGCTTTGTACACAGCCTTTACAGAAAGAATGCGTGAGGAAATGGGCATTAAATTTCAGACAGTGCTCTATCAGAAAGATGCAGACTATTATGGAGTAGTCAATGTGGAAAACAAAGTTCTTGATGCAGGAGAGGCTTCCCTTGTGTACTGGGTGACAGGGGTTATTGCAGGATGCCAGGTAAACAGGTCCAACCAGAACCGGATCTATGACGGGGAGTTTCAGGTAAAAACCGAAATGACGCAGTCCCAGCTGGCCAAATCCATGAAGGAGGGCAAATTTACCTTCCACAGGGTAGGAAGTGATGTGCGGGTGCTTGCAGACATTAACAGCATGGTTAATGAAACGGAAACTATCGGTGAGGTATTTAAGGAGAACCAGACAATCCGTGTGATTGACCAGATCGCAAATGACATAGCGGTATTATTCAATACAAGATACCTGGGAGTGGTGCCTAATGACAATGCGGGAAGGATTTCTTTCTGGTCAGATCTGGTACAGCATCATAAGAAGCTGAACGACATCAGGGCGATTGAAGGGTTTGAAGATTCAGATATTACCGTATCCCAGGGGGATTCAAAAAAATCTGTAGTTGTGTCGGACGCGGTTACTGTTGTGAATGCTATGGATAAGTTATACATGACATGTGTGGTTTCATAGGAAAGGAGAAAAATCATGCTTAATAATGCAACAATGATTGCAAGTGATACGATCAGTGCGGCACTTGCAGAATGCTATGCAACAATTGAGGGACGCCGCTATAATCTGATGCAGGCGATTAACCTTGAAGCCAAATTTGATAAAACAAAGGTCAAAGTGCCTATTTTAGGAAAAACGGGGAAAGGAAATAAGGCAACCGGATGGAGTGGAACAGGGAGCGCAAAGTTTCATTTTAATACCAGTATTTTCAGACAGATGATGCTTCTTTATAAAAATACCGGAAGGGATATTTATTTTGAAATGCAGATATCCAATGAAGATGATACCAGTTCCGTAGGGCGCCAGACAATCATCCTTATCGGCTGTAATATTGATGGAGGCATACTGGCCAAGTTTGACGCAGACGGGGACTATCTGGATGAAGACATGAACTTTACTTTTGAGGATTTCTCCATGCCGGAATCCTTTGCGGCAATGAACGGGCTTATTACCAATTAGCAGATGA